ATGCTGGAACAAATGGGCATTGCCGCGAAGCAAGCCTCGTATAAATTAGCGCAACTCTCCAGCCGCGAAAAAAATCGCGTGCTGGAAAAAATCGCCGATGAACTGGAAGCACAAAGCGAAATCATCCTCAACGCTAACGCCCAGGATGTTGCTGACGCGCGTGCCAATGGCCTTGGCGAAGCGATGCTTGACCGTCTGGCACTGACGCCCGCACGGCTGAAAGGCATTGCCGATGATGTGCGCCAGGTGTGTAACCTCGCCGATCCGGTGGGGCAGGTAATCGATGGCAGCGTACTGGACAGCGGCCTGCGTCTTGAGCGTCGTCGCGTACCGCTGGGGGTTATTGGCGTGATTTATGAAGCGCGCCCGAACGTGACGGTTGATGTCGCTTCGCTGTGCCTGAAAACCGGTAATGCGGTGATCCTGCGCGGTGGCAAAGAAACGTGTCGCACTAACGCTGCAACGGTGGCGGTGATTCAGGACGCCCTGAAATCCTGCGGCTTACCGGCGGGTGCCGTGCAGGCGATTGATAATCCTGACCGTGCGCTGGTCAGTGAAATGCTGCGTATGGATAAATACATCGACATGCTGATCCCGCGTGGTGGCGCTGGTTTGCATAAACTGTGCCGTGAACAGTCGACAATCCCGGTGATCACAGGTGGTATAGGCGTATGCCATATTTACGTTGATGAAAGTGTAGAGATCGCTGAAGCATTAAAAGTGATCGTCAACGCGAAAACTCAGCGTCCGAGCACATGTAATACGGTTGAAACGTTGCTGGTGAATAAAAACATCGCCGATAGCTTCCTGCCCGCATTAAGCAAACAAATGGCGGAAAGCGGCGTGACATTACACGCAGATGCAGCTGCACTGGCGCAGTTGCAGACAGGCCCTGCGAAGGTGGTTGCTGTTAAAGCCGAAGAGTATGACGATGAGTTTCTGTCATTAGATTTGAACGTCAAAATCGTCAGCGATCTTGACGATGCCATCGCCCATATTCGTGAACACGGCACACAACACTCCGATGCGATCTTGACCCGCGATATGCGCAACGCCCAGCGTTTTGTTAACGAAGTGGATTCGTCCGCTGTTTACGTTAACGCCTCTACGCGTTTTACCGACGGCGGCCAGTTTGGTCTGGGTGCGGAAGTGGCGGTAAGCACACAAAAACTCCACGCGCGTGGCCCAATGGGGCTGGAAGCACTGACCACTTACAAGTGGATCGGCATTGGTGATTACACCATTCGTGCGTAAATAAAACCGGGTGATGCAAAAGTAGCCATTTGATTCACAAGGCCATTGACGCATCGCCCGGTTAGTTTTAACCTTGTCCACCGTGATTCACGTTCGTGAACATGTCCTTTCAGGGCCGATATAGCTCAGTTGGTAGAGCAGCGCATTCGTAATGCGAAGGTCGTAGGTTCGACTCCTATTATCGGCACCATTTAAATCAATAAGTTACACATCATTAGTACCTTCCTTATTTTTTGACTGGGACAAATTTGGGACCGATGGGTTCAGGATCGAGTCTATTTGCCGTGCGTGTTCGGTAAGGTGATTAGGTGCAAGGTGAGCATATCGACGAACCATTTCGATAGACTCCCAGCCTCCCATTTCCTGTAACACTGACAACGGGACTCCGGCTTGAACCAGCCAACTTGCCCAGGTGTGTCTCAAGTCGTGAAATCTGAAATCATCAATACCAGCCCGTCTCAGCGCCGCTTTCCAGGCTGTGTTTGCGTCATACCGCATCTTCCTTACTGTTGGCGCTTTCGTTCCGTCTGGTTTGGTACAGCTTTCCTTGTACACAAATACCCAACGGTGATGATTCCCGATTTGTTTTTTCAAAACGCGACATGCAGTATCATTCAGCGCAACGCCAATTGCGCGGTTTGATTTACTCTCTTCCGGGTTTATCCATGCCACCCGGCGCTGCATGTCTATTTGTTGCCATTCAAGGTTGATGATGTTCGAGCGTCTTAAGCCTGTTGCCAGTGCAAATTCAACAACAGACTTTAATGGCTCCGGACATTCATCAATCAGCCTTTGTGCTTCATGGGGCTCCAGCCAGCGGATCCGTTTATTCTTTGGTTGAGGCACTTTAATAATTGGTGCCTTATCCAGCATTTTCCATTCACGCTCTGCGGCTCTTAGTAGGGCCTTTATAAATGAAAGATGCGTAGCCTTCGTTGCAACGGACGCTGGTTTTGGCGTGTATTCTGGAACAGGTTTCCCTTTTTTTCTGCATGCTTCTGCCCTGAGTCTCCAGTTTTCCTCATGACGCCGGTTCGTCATTTTCTGCATTGCTGAATAAATTTTTGATTCAGTAATGTCTCTTAGTTGCATTCCTGCGAAATGTTGAAGCCAGAATCCGATCCGGCTTTTGTCATCGTCCAGTGATTTTTTATGTGCTTTCTCTTCAAGCCACCTGACACACGCTTCCTCGAACGTTATATCAGGTATTTCACCAAGTTTGCTGACCCGCCATGCTTCAGCCTTTAGCTTGTCATGGAGTTCTGTCGCCTGCCTTTTGTCCTTTGTTCCAAGAGACTGTTTAAATCTTTTACCGTTCGGCAATGTGAAACTGGCGTACCATATTTCACCTCTGCGGAAGAGTGACATTTTCTTTCCTCTGTTATGCCATCACCCGCGCTCACCTGGACAGTATGCAGCGGAGACTGAAGAGCCGCAATGCAGGCTTGTCGTGTTGTGAGGTAAGGAGATTTATTCTTAGTGGGATCTTTGCGTGTTGCCTGAAGACGCCCTGTGCGTATCCAGTTAATGGCAGTCGGTCTGGATATCTTGAGAAAATGACAGGCCTCATCGAGTGTGAGGCTGTATGGCTCCATTATTTCACCTCTTGCTGTGACATTGTTGAAAAATGGATACCAGCTCGTTGCTGCCAGACGATCCAACCGAGAGTCATATCCCATGCCATGTATTCGTTATTGCCGTTTTTTGCTCTCCGACGATCTACTAAGTCACCGAAACGCTTTTCCATGAATAATTCATAAGCTTCGCGTTCATCTGGTTCTACTTCCAGAGATAGGAGTGCGATTTCATAAGCACGGCGCTCAATATCGTCTCGCACGTCAAGGCTGCTGATACGCTCTTTAATTTCTTTAATCAGTTCTTTGTCGGTAAAAGTGGTCATTATGCTCCAGCCTCCGGTGCTTTTGGCATTACTGCCCAGTGAGTGATATTGACGTTTTCAAGGTCCCCGACCTGAAATGTCCACTGCCATTCTCCGGTTTCTTTTTGTCCCCAGGTGTACCAGAGAGAACGCCAGCCAATTAGCCAGCCTTCTCCGTTAGCATCGAATAACAAAACACTTTCATTTGCTGGTGGCAGTTCAGTTGACACTGGTATTACTTTGTTTTCCTGTGCTGCACATTTAGCTTCAAGCGCATCGAATTTACGCACCAGGTATTCAGCATCTGTTTCATTTACTTTCAGATCTCGCGGTACACATCTCCCACGAAGAAACCCTTCCATTTCGAAAACATTCATGCGCATTTGCGTAACTCCGATAACTCGTTAAAGCGTTCCATAAACATCCCGTAGGCATGGCCCGGTGCCAGTGGAATCACGTTGAACATCTCTGTTGCCGGGATACCTTCCAGTACAGGCCAGAAAGAGCCATCATCAAGCCCGAGATCGCGGCGTTCGGTTGCCAGCATGATGAGATCGGCATATTTCACGGGCGTACTCATAACTGGGGGTAATCCGTATTTCTCACGGATTACGGAGTCTATTTTTTCTTCCATTTGTTTATAGTCAGGAAGAAGGCGTTTCAGTGGTGCGGGAATGTCCTGGCAATACGCTTCTGTTGCATCATGCATTAACGCTTCAAAAGCAAATTCCTGCGGCACCAGCTGGCTGCAAAGAACCGCATGTTGGGCGACGCTGTAGAAGTGCGAAAGATGACCGGCAAAGCGACAGATATTTGAAAGGGAAACCGCGATATCGTTAATATCGATGTCGTCTTTATTTATCCTGTCATAATAAAAATGCTTCCCGGAAAAAGTTTTAATAAATGACATTTTGTTCTCCACGTATATGCGCTGCACCGCGCTGAATTCTGGTAAAAAGAATCCCTCACCATCCGGCGATTATTGAGTAAATTACGTTTCCATAAATGCCCCCGCAGGGGCATTTGCAGTAATGAAATCAGGCGGTGAAAGTACCAATAAAGGTTTCTACTTTGCTGTCCTTGAATTTCTCAACAAGCAGATCACGAAATTCGTTAGCCATTTCTTCCTGCACCGCCTCCAGCTGAATAATGCGCAGAACCAGTACCGGACGATCGCCAGTGATAATGCTGAGGCGTAATTTAAACGGACGTTCTTTCAGACCTTCAAACGGAATGCATTTAAATTCAAATGCCACTGGCATAATGTCTTTGGTCTTCGCTTCGACAGACTCCATCAGGGAGCGTTTGCCGCTGAAGTCATTATCTTCAAAATCAGCGGTCTGGTTTGCTTCAATCGTGATTTTACGGACCGCCGCAGCCGCTTTTGTTGCCTGAATGGTGTCACCATTAGCATCAAAGCCCACAAGGTAGTCGGCCCAGTCTTCAATCCATTCTGCCAGTGATTTCTGGGAGTTACGCTCGCCATTAACAGACAACAGAGCAGAGAACGGTGCTGTCTTTTTCAGTTTGAGAGTGGCGGTGTTATCTGCGTGACCTGGTTCATCAATAGTACCCAGGTTAAGCACACTGACGGCACGCATATTATCAGCATCGATAAAGCAGCGGGTGCCTTCATCTGCAAGATCTTTAGAATAACGGGTAAAGTCATCGATGCTGGCAGTGGAAAGCGCACCACGGAAACGGAAGCGATTTAAATTAAATTTTTCCAGATCATGAATGCGGAAATTCTCAGGCAATGCCACAGCATCGGCACCAATCTTACTGATAATTTCATTAACACCCTGAGCAGAAATAAGGGCATGGATTTGATTAATTGCGGTTGCGTCTAAGTTCTGAGACATAATAAGTTCTCACTATATAAAGATATTCAGTGATGAGATAAATAATCAGTTAATTAAGAACGATATTAATGACCTGCTGCGCGGAGTTTTCCGTCAGGTTCACCGGCAAGAGTCAGTAATTGTCCCTGGTCTTCCTGCAGAATAGTCAGGCGACCACCGCGATTGACATACATCGGCGTTTCGGTGGTGTCTTCTTCGGAAATTTTCCCGCGGTTAGTCGGGCGAACATATGAGAGTTTGTGTTTGATTTTCACACGGTTCTCATCAAATGGTTCGATTTCCAGGTTGAGTGAGACCTTACCTTTGGTTTTCGTGTTCATCACACCGGAAGCGACTTCACTGAGAACTGCGCCGATTTTGGTTTCAAATACGCCGCCGTCCAGCTCCCCGATAAATGCCTGCACATCAGTACTGCGTTCGCTAGCCATTTTGCTGCTCCTCATCATATCGACCCTGCAAGGCCGATTAGTTTCTCCACAAAACAGAGAAGAACACCTGCGGTAGCAGCCGCCCGGATGGATTGGGTTATGAGCCCGTCGTCCGGTGATGCTCTTCTCTGTTTTGTAAAAAGGACGGTACCAGCCGGAAGCAAGGGTACAAACTGGTACCGCCAGGACTACACACAGCATAAAGTTGTGGTGCCGGGTGCCTCCCGGTGCCTGGCGAAGGTTGCACACCAGACGGGTGGGTATCCACAGAAGGTCGACTGTCAGCCTCAACCTTAACCCGCGTGCGCTGAGCCGCATTCACCACAACGCTAAGGATTCTCTTTGGTTGAAAATACTTAGCTGTTATGTGCCTGTCTTTTCACCACTTCAGGCTCGGTGGTATCCTTTTAAGCCCGTATACATAAAAGGAAAATCAAATGACTTTTGATGAAAAAGAACTTGATAATGCAATTAATAAAATCATCGTAACGTCGCTCTTTTCCTGTCTCAGCGACACTCAGCAGAAACAGTTCTACGAATCGGCTTTCAACATGATCGAGCGTTGTTGTTTCTGCGATGCCGACGAGTTACCTGAAAAAATCAGGAAACAGTTGGCTGATGCTCTTCGAGTGCGACTTTCTGACCAATTTTCTGAAATGTGCTCTCCGAATTTGGACAAATAGAAAAAGGCCATTTCCATTCAGGGTCTGATGGAAATACTTCAGCCTGTTCCAAAGCACGGCGTAAAGAGAACACAACTCCAGCCATAATCTGATGTTTCCCATTGGTCCAGCTATCGCCGCTCTGATCTACAGGGGCGGCTATGTCGTATGACCAAACGACTTCACAGTTATTGTTTAAAATCTGGACTTTCATTTCATACACCTGCTTTAACATGAGTGCCTAGTGGCACAACATGACTCAACGAATCATCCTGGACTTCATATGCCCCAGGCGGCTACTTCGTGGGTGTCCTGCCTGTTCGTTGTCCTAACACCTTTAAGTTGTAATTTAGTTGTGGTTTTGAATGTTGTCAACAACTTTATGTGGTTTGAACGAGTAGCCAAGGAGTGCAAGGATTATCAAAAAAAGGAGGTTGTATGGAAGACGCGCTTTACGCTTTTAATTACACACAGAACCGGGACAAGTTATTTGCTAACTTGATTAGCATCATTGATGGAATCATTGCAGATGGAGTTGTCCGTGAAGAGGAGGTTCTTTACTTAGATACATGGTTACTTGAAGCAAAGCAGATTATCAATAATGGAGTTATAAAAAGTCTATCTGCTCGGGTGTCGGATATTCTTGCGGATGGAATAATCACATCAGAAGAACGTGATGACCTTAAAAATAGCCTTCTCCAAATACAGAGGGAAATTCTTGATATCCCTGAAATTGATTTTTACTCCAAGGATGTAGATGTCCATTTACTTAATGGACTATGTAAAGGATTAATTGCTGATCGGAACTTAACTCAAGAAGAAATAAGATATCTTAATTGGTGGCTTGAGCAAAATGGAGCTTTGAAGAACAACTACCCAGGAAAAAAACTTTATGCACTTGTAAAGGAAATTCTTAAAGATGGTGTTATTACTGAAGATGAGAGTTTAACTCTACATAAGGCATTAGTAGACTTCACAGGATGTGACTTGGAAAGTGGGGTGGTGGATGGTTTGGCGACCAGGCTGCCTATTGATGTAGGGGCTTCGATAGAGTTAGAGGGTAAAACCTATTGTCTTACAGGCACTTTTGTTGCAGGAAAGAGAGCCGTAGTTGAAAATTTGATTAAAAATGCTGGTGGGAACATCAGTAGTGGAATTACTCAAAAGTTGGATTTTTTAGTAATTGGGACGCTTTCCTCCCGTGATTGGAAATTCTCTAGTCACGGAAGGAAGATCGAAAAGGCTATATCTTATAGGGATGATAATGGTGCAAAACTTAAAATTATTTCTGAAGAAATGCTTTTCGATGCATTACCAAGTTCGCGATGACCAGAATACCCTACCTATAACATGAATTCTGGCTCGTCTATCTTCAAAGGTGAGTATTTCATCTGGGTACTCATCTTTGTTGAAGCTTCTAAGAATCAAGCCACCGTCAGGTAAGTTGATAAGTATTTTAACCCTTAGCAATACACCATCTCGTACGGCATAAAGATCGCCATCACGAATAGGAACGGTTTGAGAAATATCAACGGCAACAAGATCTCCATTATTGAGAACCGGTAATAAACTGTTCCCCCATATTTGTACGATCTTGGCATTAGATGCACATACGCCAGATTTTCTCAAATCTGCTCTTCTTAACGGAAACCAGTCAATAGCTGATTCAACTATTTCAGCCAGACATCCGTTACCTGCCGATAACTCGACATCTAAAACAGGAATGTTTACGAAAATATCGGGGTCTAATGCGGTGCTTTCTGCTTCTTTTACAACAAGATCAGGTATGGATGCGTTGTCTTCAATACCAAGTTGTAACCACTTTTGTGATACACCTAAAACTTTTGCAATTTCTTTAATTTTGCGCGGTTGTAGAGTTTCGCCATTCTCTATTTTGGCTACAGATTGTTGTGAAAGTCCAATTTTTTCAGCTAGTTGAGCTTGGCTCATGCCAGCTTTCTCTCTACCTATCTTTAATCGTTCTGCCAGTGTTTTCACAACATATCCCTCTCTTTTTTGATGAGGTTACAACTTTATGTTTTAGCTTTCCAACACCTAAAAGTTGTGGTAAAAGTTGTTAATGTTGTATTCTTTCAGCTCGTAACAACTTAACTACCAAAAAAGGAGAAAGCTATGACACCTGAGCAATTAGCCTTATCGGAGGCAATCGCTCTGGCTGGTGGTCAATCAGAATTGGCTCGGAAGCTCACAGCCAGCAGCGGTCATTTAGTAAAGCAACAACATGTCTGGAACTGGTTGAACAGAGAAAAGCGTCCCCCTGCAAAGCTCTCGATATTCATTGAAAAGACCACTGGCATATCAAAAGAAAAATTACGTCCAGATATTTTTCAAAAGATTAAAGATTCATCAGATGAAAAGTAACCACAGTTTTAAGGAGATAGCCGTGGGCAAGCATCACTGGAAAATAGAAAAACAGCCTGAGTGGTACGTGAAAGCTGTCAGAAAAACTATCGCGGCGTTGCCGGGGGGTTACGCTGAAGCCGCTGACTGGCTGGATGTAACAGAGAACGCTTTATTCAACCGCCTTCGTGCAGATGGCGATCAGATTTTCCCGCTGGGATGGGCAATGGTTTTACAGCGTGCTGGTGGCACTCACTTCATTGCTGATGCTGTGGCGCAGTCTGCAAATGGCGTCTTTGTGTCTCTTCCTGACGTCGAGGATGTGGACAACGCCGATATTAACCAGCGTCTGCTGGAAGTCATTGAACAGATCGGCAGTTATTCAAAACAGATTCGTTCAGCAATCGAAGACGGTGTAGTGGAACCGCATGAGAAGACAGCAATTAACGACGAGCTGTATCTCTCAATTTCGAAGCTGCAGGAACATGCAGCACTTGTCTACAAAATTTTTTGCATTTCAGAAAGTAATGACGCCCGCGAGTGTGCAGCTCCGGGCGTCGTGGCGTCGATTGCTTCTGGTTGTGGAGAAACTAACGCATGAACAGTTTAACAACACACTACCGTCGCTCGCAACTGATTGCGCTTCCTTTACCGGGTGGAAAAGCGAAGGTGGAGTATTGCTATGCAGTGAATGTACCAGGTGACAGGGAAATTGTAACCCACAGCTTTGCAGAGTGGGCTGTGGGTGATTTCAACCGGCAGAAGGAGACAGTCCTTTGCGACAAGTTAACCGCTGGTTCAAAGATCACTACGGAGTGCCCGTCAGAGTCATTCGTTGGGAACCGGAAACACAACGGGTTATCTACCTTCGCGAAGGTTATGAGCATGAATGCTTCAGTCCGCTCGAACAGTTTCGTCGTAAATTCAGGGAAATAGAGGTCGGTCATGAGCACTAAATTAACCGGCTATGTATGGGATGGTTGCGCTGCATCAGGCATGAAGTTATCCAGCGTGGCAATTATGGCCCGCCTGGCTGATTTCAGTAATGACGAAGGTGTGTGCTGGCCATCAATTGAAACCATTGCCCGTCAGATTGGCGCGGGGATGAGTACCGTCAGAACGGCTATCGCACGGCTGGAAGCAGAAGGCTGGTTAACGCGTAAGGCGCGTCGCCAGGGTAACCGTAATGCGTCGAATGTTTATCAGCTTAACGTTGCGAAGCTTCAGGCAGCGGCATTTTCTCAACTGTCAGATTCTGACCCGTCAAAATCTGACGCATCAAAATCTGACCCGTCAAAATTTGATGCGTCGAAATCTGGCAAAAAAGCGGGTTTTCACCCGTCAGAATCTGGCGGGGATCCGTCAGTAAAATCAAAACATGATCCGTCAGATAAAAAATCTTCTCGTCCGGACGCTTCGCAACCGGACACGCAGACGGATGGACAGGATTTTTTAACTCGCCATCCTGATGCGGTTGTATTCAGCCCTAAAAAGCGCCAGTGGGGGACGCAGGATGATTTGACCTGCGCACAGTGGCTTTGGAAAAAAATCATCGCCCTGTACGAGCAGGCCGCCGAATGTGACGGCGAGGTGGTTCGTCCCAAAGAACCTAACTGGACAGCCTGGGCAAACGAAATTCGCCTGATGTGTGTGCAGGATGGTCGTACTCACAAACAAATCTGCGAGATGTACAGCCGCGTCAGCCGCGATCCGTTCTGGTGCCGTAACGTGCTCAGCCCGTCGAAGCTGCGGGAAAAATGGGATGAGCTTTCCCTGCGCTTATCGCCGTCCGTAAGCACGTACACCGAAAAACGCGAAGACCCGTACTTCAAATCCAGTTACGACAACGTGGACTACAGCCAGATCCCGGCAGGATTCAGGGGGTGATCATGAGTCTTTTGAATGAAGTTCAGAAATACATTGAAGCCCATCCGGGGTGTACTTCCGGAGACATTGCGGATGCTTTTGCAGGTTACTCACGGCAGCGCGTTCTGCAGTCAGCAAGCAAGTTACGTCAGAGTGGTCGTGTGGCTCACCGTTGTGAAGGGGATACACGCAGACATTTCCCGCGCCTGACTGAGAGAGCGCAGGAGGCGGAACCGCAACCAGTTCGTGAAACCAGACCTGTGCGCAATTTCTATGTCGGCACTAACGACCCGCGGGAGATTTTGTGCCTGACCCGCCAGGCTGAAGAACTGGAGTCCAGGGGCTTATACCGTCGTGCTGCAACGGTGTGGATGGCGGCATTCCGTGAAAGCCACTCCCAGCCAGAACGAAACAATTTTCTGGCGCGTCGTGAGCGGTGCTTACGGAAAAGCAGCAAGCGCGCTGCATCGGGTGAAGAGTGGTATCTGTCAGGGAATTACGTGGGGGCTTAATGACGACGTTAACTCAATGCCAGCAGCAGGTGCTGGATATGCTGATTTCTTATCAGAAAGAACGTGGCTTCCCGCCAACCAATCAGGAGGTGGCAACCATGCTGGGATACCGTTCGGTGAATGCAGCGGTGGAGCATCTTCGTGCGCTGGAGAAAAAAGGCGTCATCACGATAAAGCGTGGCGTGGCCCGGGGGATAACGCTTCATACCGCGGTGAAGGACGACGACAGCGAGGCGGTCGGGATTATCCGCGCACTGCTTGCCGGTGAGGAAAACGCCAGGCTGCGTGCAGCCCACTGGTTACATGAGAGAGGCCTGAAAGTATGAAGCTGATCTTGCCTTTCCCGCCCAGCGTGAACACGTACTGGCGACACCCCAACAAAGGGGCGTTTGTAGGTAAAAGCCTGATAAGCGAGGCGGGGCGAAAATTCCAGAGCGCGGCGTGCGCAGCAATAGTTGAGCAGTTACGTCGTCTGCCGAAACCAACGTCGGCACCTGCTTCAGTGGAGATCGTGTTGTTTCCTCCGGATAACCGGATCCGCGATCTGGACAACTATAACAAGGCGCTGTTTGACGCCCTGACCCACGCGGGGGTGTGGGAAGACGACAGCCAGGTGAAAAGAATGCTGGTGGAGTGGGGGCCGGTTATCCCGGAAGGGAAGGTCGAGATCACTATCAGTAAGTACGAGAAAACGGCGGGTGCAGCCGCCTGATTAAGAGGAGAAACGAAGTATGAATAATCTGATGGTCATTGATGGTATTGAAGTTCGTCGTGATGCTTATGGGCGTTACAGCCTGAACGATCTGCACAGGGCTGCCGGTTCTCAGGATAAGCATAAGCCTGCATTCTGGCTCCGCAATGAGCAAACCGAACGTTTAATAAGCGAGTTGCAGATTTGCAACTCGGTCAATATAGAGCCAGTTAACGTTAGTCGTGGCGGAAATAACCAGGGGACGTATGTCTGCAAAGAACTGGTGTATGCCTATGCAATGTGGATCAGCCCGTCATTCCATCTGAAGGTGATCCGTACTTTCGATATGGTAACCAGCGCACCGGAAAAATTATCCGGGCAGGCTGCTGACAAGATGCAGGCTGGCGTGATTCTGCTGGACTTTATGCGCAGGGAGTTAAACCTGTCTAACTCATCTGTGCTTGGGGCCTGTCAGAAACTCCAGGAGGCTGTTGGCTTACCGAATCTGGCACCACGCTATGCCATTGATGCTCCTGCTGACGCGCCTGATGGCTCAAGTCGCCCGACACTGTCACTGAGTGCACTGCTGAAACAGTATGGTATCTGCCTGACGGCTAATCAGGCATATCACCAGATGGCGAAGCTGGGGATCGTGGAACAACGCGAACGATACAGCCGTACCGCGATTAACAACATCAAAAAATTCTGGTCGCTGACAGCGAAAGGCTGCATGTTCGGCAAGAACATCACCAGTCCCGCAAATCCGCGCGAGACGCAGCCGCATTTCTTCGAATCCCGATTCCCTGAGCTGTTAAAGCTGCTCGATACCGTTCATTGAGGTGACCGTGAGAGCACTACTGACCCCTGAAATAGCCCCGCGTATGGGGATCGTATTGTTCAGACCCGGTTCAGAGCTGATGCCCCTGTTTATGCAGGGGCGTGTCCTGCTGGAGCCTGAGCCGGAACGTTATTCATCTTTCGCCAGTGGTGCCGTTCCCGCGGCATCACAACCGCTGGCGGATGATCCTGCCGTTCGGGCCGTGTTCTGCAATGAGGCAGTGATCCGTCGTACTGGTGGCGTGGAATGTCTTGAAAGCTGGTTACTTCGTGAAAAGGGCTGTCAGTGGCCTCATTCCGACTGGCACAGCGAGAACATGACCACAATGCGACACGCGCCGGGCGCGATCCGTCTGTGCTGGCACTGCGATAACCAGCTGCGCGATCAGTTCACGGAACGGTTGGAATCAATGGCAACGGATAACTGTGCCCGCTGGGTGTTGTCTGTTGTGCGTCGGGATCTCGGTTTTGATGACAGTCACGTTGTGACAATGCCGGAACTGTGCTGGTGGCTGATTCGTAATGACCTGGCGGATGCCTTACCGGAAAGTGCAGCCCGTAAGGCACTGAGATTACCGAAGCCTGTTGTGCCGTCTGTCACCCGGGAAAGTGACCTTGTGCCTTCGATTCCTGCCACCAGCATCATCCAGGATAAGGCGAAAAAGGTGCTGGCGCTGAAAGTGGATCCGGAGTCGCCGGAGTCTTTTATGTTACGCCCAAAACGTCGCCGCTGGGTTAATGAAAAGTACACGCGCTGGGTTAAGACACAGCCGTGTGCATGTTGTGGAAAGCCTGCTGATGATCCCCACCACCTGATAGGTCACGGTCAGGGTGGAATGGGTACAAAAGCGCATGACCTCTTTGTGTTGCCTTTGTGCAGAAAGCATCACGACGAGCTGCACGCGGATACCGTGGCATTTGAAGAAAAGTATGGCTCCCAGCTGGAGCTGATATTTCGTTTTATCGATCGTGCGCTGGCAATAGGCGTACTGGCGTAAGTGGAGAACTCTAAATGATTAATCCTTCTGAAATTGGCAAAACGGGTGAAATGGTTCGTCTTCGTACTCTGGAAAGTATCTGGGTTCAGGGTAAGCTCCGCATGTGGGGACGCTGGTCTTATATCGGCGGTGGTAGTGGTGGGAACATGTTTAACCAGCTACTGGCATCTGGAAAAATTACCAAAACGGCAATTAAAGAAGCGCTACGCCGGATGAAAAAAGCGGGTATCAGCAAACCAGAGCTGGAAGCGTTTTTCAAAGAGATTCAGGAAGGGCAGAATAAAAGCGGTCTGGCGTTCTGTACCGATGAGGAAGCGCTGACCATCAACGCTGTACTCAGCGATGTCCTTGTGCAGTCAGGACATAAGAATTTATACGCTCTTATTGAAGATCGTTATATCAAACGCCTTAGCAAAAAGGCAATGGCAAGAGACCTAAATAAAAAGCATCCTGAATGGTGTTTGCGAACCTGTGAAAGCCGGATTGATGTTTGGCTAAATGTAGCAGAATCGATGCTATACAAGCCAATGTGTGATGCATTTGGCACAAATGGCGACAGATTCCGCTTGAATAGTTGCGCGGAAAGTGCTTGAATTATGTTAAGCTCAGGGCGTTAAAGCGAACTGATGCAACAGAACAAATAAAAACCCGCCATTGTGCGGGTTTTTGCATATCTAGAGCAGACCTATAGCGCCACCGGCAATAGCAGTAAGTAAAGGATGTTCTGCTAACTTTCTTAGCAGCCCCTTTGCTTCTTCTTTCTGCTGTGGCGTACCCTGAGAGCTATTTATTAAGTTATTCAGCGTCTCGATGCTATTGGTAATCTCCTGACGGTTATGATCTCCAATCTGTACATTCCCTCCGTGAATGTTGATTTGCTGAGAAGAAATAGTTGGTTGTATCTTTTTGGGGCCAACCTTGAGTTGGAAGTGTGGGCCAAAACCGCCAATGCTAGTGTCGTAAAAATTAGCTTTATAAATTTCTTTATGTTCTTCCTTACCGTTTGGAAGGAGTCGAACAACAGTATCCCCGTCATCGATGTCGGCCATTTGGTCGTTTACGATAATTGTATCACCTGCAAACTTGGCCTTATACGGGCCGCATCTGCTGCCATCACGTTTTAAGATGTAGGCATCGTCTTTAGCTGTAAACATTTCTACTCCTGTGTAAAGTCATAGCTAGAAAACGCTGACGCTAAACATTTACCGTTAAATGACAGGGAAGTATGAGATATAGGTCAAAAAAGACAATTTAATGAAACATAAGGCCTCGCAACTAAGCGGGGCTTTTTTCATTTCAGGCTCACGGGAATCATCCGCTACGAGCTTTGGTGATAAATACAGCCCGAGAAACCTGATACACCTTTCATCATTAAGCGCCATCCGAACTATCGGAGGTGAGAGACCATGAAAATGCATAACGATCCTCATTCCTGGCCTGACTTACTTGAATTGTTTCAGAGCTGGTGGCGTGGAGACACACCGCTGGGCGCAGTGATTATGTCGATTGTTATGGCTGGTTTACGTATTGCCTATTTTGGCGGTGGTGGTGGCTGGAAGCGAAAAACACTCGAAATTCTACTCTGTGGCGCTCTGACGCTGACTTTTGCATCCGCTCTTGAGTATGTCGGATGGCCTAAATCACTATCTGTTGCCATTGGTGGTGGAGTGGGGCTGATCGGTGTCGATGCTATTCGTGGGGCTGCAATGCGAGTAATCGGTAACAAATTTGGTAGCTCGAAGGAGTAATTTATGCAGGCACTAAATTCCCAGCGTAAAGCTTTCCTTGATATGGTGGCATGGTCAGAAGGAACGGATAACGGGCGACAACCGACACGTAACCACGGTTATGACGTTATTGTTGGTGGTGAACTGTTTACTGATTACTCCGATCATCCTCGCAAACTTGTCACGCTAAACTCCAAACTCAAATCAACAGCCGCCGGACGTTACCAGCTTCTTTCACGTTGGTGGGATGCTTACCGTAAACAGCTTGGTTTGAAAGACTTCTCCCCCAAAAGCCAGGACGCTGTGGCATTGCAGCAGATTAAAGAACGTGGCGCTTTACCGATGATTGATCGTGGTGATATTCGTCAGGCTATCGACCGTTGCAGCAATATCTGGGCTTCGTTGCCGGGCGCTGGTTACGGTCAGTATGAACATAAAATTGGTGACCTGATTGCCAGGTTTAAAGAGGTTGGCGGGGTGGTAAATGAAGTTGAGCTATAAGCTAGTTATCGCTGCTTTCTTCGTTACTATTATTGGTTCTTTCATCTGGTCAGCGAATCATTACCACAATCAAGCCATTGAATACAAAAAGCAGCGCGACGAAAACGCTATGGCATTACATTCGGCTATGGCGACGATCTCTGATATGCAGAAGCGTCAACGTGACGTAGCTGAACTTGACGCCAGATACACAAAGGAGCTTGCTGATGCTAACACGACTCTCGAAAGTCTCCGTACTGATGTCTCTGCTGGTCGTAAGCGCTTGCAAATCGCCGCCACCTGTGCAAAGTCAACGACCGGAGCCAGCGGCATGGGCTATGGAGAAAGTCCAAGACTTACAGCTGATGCTGAACTCAATTATTACCGCCTCCGAAGTGGGATCGACAAGATAACTGCACAGGTTAACTACTTGCAGGAGTACATCAAGACACAGTGCCAGAAATGAATCTATAGATGACATTCCACGTTCGTATAAGATAATGCTAAATTACTATTAGCTTAATCACAGGAGACGGACATGGAAAGAGGTGTGGTATTTAGTGCATGCGAATTACTTAAAACCGAGGATGGAAAAGGCATCCGTACAGGTAAATGGATTAGTCAATTAGAAATAAACTATCTATGTCTTTATTGGGATAAACTAGTTTCACCCACAAATAATATTATACATACAGCATTAAATAACGAGGATGAATTAGAAAAATGTGGATTGCTAACCAGACCTGTATATAGACATCATGGTTGTTTTGATGGCCAATATATGGCTGATTTTTATGCTGAAACTCATGCCAAAACAATAGATATACTTAGGCATGCGGATTCTTCTGTCGATTGGCGCATGCATTTTTTAAGTGACCAAATAAACTTGGTGCCTGAATTATCTAGAACCTCAGAAGTGATACGTTTTGAGCTAGCAAATTTATTACCCGTTCCCACAGAAGATGTGCACCTACATGATATTCTTGATTTCAAGGAAAGAAGAAAACCTGAATTAATCGCTTTACATGAATATCTTGATGAGCTTTACTTGGAAATAAAACGTTCTGGTGATATCAATCTTCAGAAAGCAAAAGCTCTTTCTAATCTTAAACAAGCAATAAAGGATATTGAACGCTTAAATTGTGAAGTGTGGAAAAGTCCAATAAAATTTAGCATCTCTACTTCCTTTGAGTTCGATTTTTCACAAATATTTAGTCTGGCGGGAACTGTTTTATCTATGTCAGTAGATTATCCTTATAATGTTATTGGAGGGGTAAGTAGTTTTGCTTATTTTTTGGGAGGATGCATAAAAATAAAGCCACAATTTCAACAAGTGTTATCATTAGGTAATGATAAATTAGTTTACATAAGCAAAGGAAAATCGGAGGGTATTATTTCCTGATTTTTGATTCTCATAATCAATGAATGTTTTTTGTGAATATACTTATTTTAACCCTATAAATAATCAAGGTAATAAAGTGCCTCCTCGTATCCCGAAAGCCTGCCGTGCTCGAGGTTGCCGTAATACCACTACAGACCCGTCAGGCTACTGCGAAAGCCACAAAAACGAAGGCTGGAAACAATACAAGCCGGGGCAATCCCGTCATCAGCGCGGCTACGGTTCGAAGTGGGACAGTATCCGCGCGCGCATATTGAAGCGTGACAAAGGCCTGTGTCAGTTATGTCTGCGTGCTGGTGTGGTGCGTGAGGCGAAAACCGTTGACCACATCATCCCTAAAGCGCATGGCGGCACCGATGCAGACAGTAATCTGCAGAGCCTGTGCTGGCCGTGCCATAAGGCGAAGACGGCCCGTGAACGGCTAAAGTGATAATAATTCTCAACTGTCTGAGGGGAGGGGCGGGTCAAATCTCTGTGACCTGACGTCTTCCGGACTGCCCGCCCCATCGTTTTTTTATACCCGCGAAAAATGAAATTTAACCAGGAGTGCCGCATATGGCTGGAACGACGGGGCGTTCCGGGCGTCGCCCCAAGCCAACGGCGCGCAAGGCGCTGGCCGGAAATCCCGGCAAGCGAGCCCTGAACAAAGATGAACCTGTTTTTACGCCCATCAAAGGTGTTGAGCCACCGGAGTGGTTCGCTGAAGAAGATCTCCCTCTCGCCACGATCATGTGGCAACTGACAACCAAAGAACTCTGCGGTCAGGGCCTGCTGTGCGTGACTGACCTCGCGGTGCTTGAGCGGTGGTGCGTGGCCTACGAGTTCTGGCGACGTGCCGTGAAAAATATTGCCAGACAGGGCAACACCATCACCGGTGCAATGGGCGGTATGGTCAAAAATCCGGAGCTGACCGCCAAAAAAGAACAGGAGTCCGAGATGAGCAGTACGGGGGCAATGCTCGGACTCGACCCCAGCAGCCGCCAGCGTCTGATTGGCTTGGCGGGGAAGAAGAAAGCCACTAACCCGTTTCTGAAAATCATCGAATCATGAGCCGGAAATCTTACCCCAACGTAAATGCTGCCAATCAGTATGCCCGGGATGTCGTGCGCGGAAAGATTGTGGCCTGCCAGTTTGTGATTCAGGCCTGCCAGCGCCATCTTGATGACCTGATGGCGGAAAAAAGTAAGTCGTTTCGTTACCGCTTCGACAAGGACCTGGCTGAACGGGCCGCCAAATTTATTCAGCTGTTGCCGCACACCAAGGGTGAGTGGGCATTCAAGAGGATGCCCATCACGCTGGAGCCGTGGCAGCTCTTTGTGATCTGCTGCGCGTTTGGCTGGGTCAATAAAGGCTCCCGGCTGCGCCGCTTCAGGGAGGTGTATACCGAAATCCCCCGTAAGAACGGCAAATCGGCAATCTCTGCCGGTGTCGCTCTGTATTGTTTTGCCTGTGATAACGAGTTCGGCGCGGAAGTGTATTCCGGTGCCACGACGGAGAAACAGGCATGGGAAGTCTTTCGCCCGGCGCGACTGATGTGTAAACGCACACCAATGCTGACGGAAGCGTTCGGGATTGAGGTTAACGCCTCAAACATGAACCGTCCGGAGGATGGCGCGCGGTTTGAACCGCTGATCGGTAACCCCGGTGATGGTTCATCACCCCACTGTGCGGTGGTGGATGAATATCACGAGCACGCCACCGATGCGCTTTACACCACGATGCTTACCGGGATGGGGGCGCGACGTCAGCCACTGATGTGGGCCATTACTACTGCCGGGTACAACATTGAGGGGCCGTGCTACGACAAGCGGCGGGAAGTTATCGAGATGCTCAACGGGTCGGTGCCTAACGATGAACTGTTCGGGATCATCTATACCGTTGATGAAGGTGACGACTGGACCGACCCGCAGGTGCTGGAAAAAGCCAATCCAAATATTGGCGTGTCGGTTTATCGCGAATTTTTGTTAAGTCAGCAGCAGCGTGCGAAAAATAACGCCCGTCTGGCAAACGTCTTTAAAACAAAACACCTCAATATCTGGGTGTCGGCGCGTTCGGCGTATTTCAACCTGGTGAGCTGGCAGAGCTGCGAGGATAAATCACTGACCCTTGAGCAGTTCGAGGGGCAGCCGTGCATTCTGGCCTTTGACCTGGCGCGTAAACTGGATATGAACAGCATGGCGCGACTTTATACCCGCGAGATTGACGGTAAAACGCATTACTACAGTGTGGCCCCGCGTTTCTGGGTACCGTATGACACGGTGTACAGCGTCGAGAAAAATGAAGAGCGACGGACAGCCGAACGCTTTCAGAAATGGGTGGAAATGGGCGTTCTGACCGTTACCGATGGTGCGGAAGTGGATTATCGCTACATCCTCGAGGAGGCCAAAGCGGCGAACAAAATCAGCCCGGTCAGTGAGTCACCCATCGACCCCTTCGGGGCGACCGGGCTGTCACATGACCTTGCTGATGAAGACCTGAACCCCATCACTATCATTCAGAACTACACCAACATGTCCGATCCGATGAAAGAGCTGGAAGCGGCAATTGAATCGGGGCGCTTTCATCATGATGGCAATCCCATCATGACCTGGTGTATCGGCAACGTGGTCGGCAAAACCATTCCGGGTAACGATGATGTGGTGAAGCCCGTCAAAGAGCAGGCGGAAAACAAAATCGATGGTGCAGTTGCGCTGATTATGGCGGTTGGCAGAGCCATGCTGTACGAGAAAGAAGACACGCTGTCTGACCACATTGAGTCCTATGGGATCCGCTCGCTTTAACTGAGGTAATTATGATCATGCTGATTCTCGCGCCTCTGGTGGGCGTGCTGGGGGCGCTTTTGCTGGCGTATGGTGCCTGGCTGATTTATCCCCCGGCGGGGTTTGTTGTTGCCGGGGCGTTGTGCCTGTTCTGGTCGTGGCTGGTGGCGCGATATCTCGACCGTACACAGTCGTCTGTCGGCGGAGGTAAATAGTGTTCTTTTCGGGATTATTTCAACGAAAAAGTGACGCACCAGTGACCACGCCAGCAGAGCTGGCGGATGCTATCGGGTTGTCCTACGACACCTATACCGGAAAGCAGATCAGCAGCCAGCGGGCCATGCGACTGACGGCGGTTTTTTCCTGCGTCAGGGTGCTGGCAGAGTCGGTCGGGATGTTGCCCTGCAATCTGTATCACCTGAACGGCAGCCTGAAAAAGAGAGCCACCGGCGAGCGTCTGCATAAGCTGATCTCCACGCATCCCAATGGCTATATGACGCCGCAGGAGTTCTGGGAGCTGGTGGTCACCTGTCTGTGCTTGCGGGGAAACTTTTACGCCTACAAAGTGAAAGCATTTGGCGAAGTGGCTGAACTGCTGCCCGTCGATCCCGGCTGTGTGGTACCGAAGCTTAACAGTAGCTGGGAGCCGGTCTATCAGGTCACATTCCCGGACGGCTCCACGGATGTACTGAGCCAGGAAGATATCTGGCATGTGCGCACGCTGACGCTGGACGGTCTGGTGGGACTGAATCCCATCGCCTATGCCCGCGAGGCAATATCGCTGGCAGCTGCGACCGAAGAGCACGGGGCCAGACTGTTCAGCAATGGTGCGGTGACGTCCGGTGTGTTGCGTACAGAGCAGACGCTGTCGGATCAGGCTTATGAGCGCCTGAAGAAAGATTTTGAGGAGCGTCACACCGGGCTTGGCAATGCTCACCGCCCGATGATCCTTGAGATGGGGCTGGACTGGAAGTCGATGGCGCTGAACGCCGAGGACAGCCAGTTCCTGGAAACCCGCAAGTTTCAGCTTGAAGAAATCTGTCGTCTGTTCCGGGTGCCATTGCACATGGTGCAGAACACCGATCGCGCCACCTTCAACAATATCGAAGAGCTTGGGCTGGGATTTCTCAACTATTCACTGGTGCCGTATCTGACCCGCATTGAGCAGCGGATCAACACCGGACTGGTACGAAAAAGTAAGCAGGGCGTTTATTACGCCAAATTTAACGCCGGGGCGTTACTGCGCGGGGATATGAAGTCCCGTTTTGAAGCCTACGCCACCGGTATCAACTGGGGAATTTACTCTCCCAATGACTGCCGCGACCTGGAAGATATGAATCCGCGTCCCGGTGGGGATGTCTATCTCACACCGATGAATATGACCACGAAACCCTCCGATGGCAGTAAAGCCGGTAAGCAGAAGGATAACGCCAATGCAGACGAAACAACGTCTTGATGTACCGCTGAGTCTGAAATCTGTCAGTGACTCCGGTGAGTTTGAAGGGTATGGCTCCGTCTTTGGTGTAAAGGACAGCCACGATGATGTGGTGATGTCCGGGGCATTTGCTGCTTCCCTGCGGGCGTGGAGTGACAGAAAAGCGTTACCTGCGCTGCTCTGGCAGCACCGCATGGATGAGCCCATCGGTGTTTACACCGAAATGAAGGAAGACGATGTCGGGCTTTACGTCAGGGGGCGATTGCTCATTGATGATGATCCCCTGGCAAAACGCGCACATGCACACATGAAGGCCGGTTCGTTAACCGGCCTTTCTATTGGGTACGTCCTGAAGGACTGGGAATACGACCGGACGAAAGAAGCCTTTCTGCTGAAAGAAATCGACCTCTGGGAAGTCAGTCTGGTGACGTTCCCGTCTAACGACGAGGCACGGATCAGCGACGTCAAGAACGCGCTGGCTCGCGGGGAAATCCCCGAACAGAAAAAAATCGAAAGAGTCCTGCGTGATGTCGGACTCTCCCGTACCCAGGCCAAAGCATTCATGGCCGGGGGCTATAGCGCACTGTCCCTGCGCGACGCTGAGGATGTGAGCTCTGCACTGAATGCACTGAAAAATCTGAACTTCTAATCAGGAGAAATACGATGGCGGTAGATATTAAAGATGTCGAACAGGTCGCGCAGGAGCTGCAGCAGAAGTTTGACGACTTCAAAGCAAAGAACGACAAGCGCGTGGATGCGATTGAGCAGGAAAAAGGCAAGCTTGCCGGACAGGTGGAAACCCTGAACGGGAAACTCAGCGAGCTGGAAAATCTCAAAAGCGACCTTGAAAAAGAGCTGCTTGAGCTGAAACGTCCGGCAGGTGGATCGCAAAATAAACTGGCCACCGAGCATAAAGAGGCGTTTGTGGGCTTCCTGCGTAAAGGCCGTGAAGACGGTCTGCGCGATCTGGAGCGTAAGGCATTGCAGGTGGGCACCGATGAAGACGGTGGCTACGCCGTGCCGGAAGAACTGGATCGCAACATTCTTAACCTGCTGAAAGATGAAGTGGTGATGCGTCAGGAAGCCACGGTGATCACCGTTGGCGGTTCCGACTACAAAAAACTGGTGAATCTGGGCGGTACGGCTTCCGGATGGGTGGGGGAAACGGATACGCGATCCCAGACTGCCACCTCCAGACTGGAGCTGATTGAACCTCTCATGGGGGAAATCTACGGCAACCCGCAGGCTACCCAGAAAATGCTGGACGATGCCTTCTTCAACGTGGAGGCCTGGATCAACAGCGAGCTGGCGACCGAATTTGCCGAACAGGAAGAAATTGCCTTTACCACCGGCGATGGTACCAAGAAGCCAAAAGGGTTCCTGGCGTATGAATCTACTGATGAAACCGATAAGGTCCGGGCGTTCGGCAAACTTCAGCATATTGTATCCGGCGAAGCGACCGCGGTGACCGCAGACGCCATTATCAAACTGATTTACACGCTGCGTAAGGCACACCGCACTGGCGCGAAGTTCATGATGAACAACAACAGCCTGTTTGCCATCCGTCTGCTGAAAGACACCGAGGGTAACTATCTGTGGCGTCCGGGGCTGGAACTGGGGCAGCCGTCCTCTCTGGCGGGTTACGGTATCGCTGAAAACGAACAGATGCCGGATATCGCCGCTGATGCGAAAGCCATTGCATTTGGTAACTTCAAACGGGGTTACACCATCGTTGACCGTATCGGCACCCGCATTCTGCGTGACCCGTACACCAATAAACCGTTTGTCGGTTTTTATACCACCAAGCGCACCGGCGGGATGCTGGTCGATTCGCAGGCCATCAAACTGCTGAAGATTGCAGCGGCGTAATCACTCAGGGGCGCGGAACCGCGCCCCCTGTTCTGACGGGTGAAGAATCATGATCCTGAAACAAGATCTGAAATGGTCACCGGACGGTATGCGTGTTGAGGTCATTCGGGCCGGTGAGTATGACGACGGGGCGCTTCCTGCCGGGGTGCAGGAGATTGCACTTCAGGCCGGGTTAGCAGAGCGCGGAATCAGTGCAAAAAGCAGTAAAGCGGCAAAAGAGAAAAAAGCCACGACCAGTAAAGAGGGCTGAGCATGCTTCTGACAATGGAAGAGATTAAAGCCCAACTCCGGCTGGATGAGGATTTCGATACTGATGACCGCCATCTGCAACTGCTGGCCTGTGCGGCACAAAAGCGGACGGAAACGTATCTGAACCGGAAGCTCTATGCACCGGATGAAACCATTCCGGACAGCGATCCGGACGGGCTGCACCTGCCGGATGATATTCGTCTGGGGATGCTGATGCTTATCAGCCATTTTTACGAAAACCGCTCGTCGGTTACGGAAGTGGAGAAACTCGACATGCCGCAGAGTTTTGGCTGGCTTGTCGGCCCGTACAGGTACTTTCCGCAATGAAAATTCGTCAGGCGCAGACCAGCGCAACCTACATTCTGCCGGACCCCGGTGAACTGAATAAACGCGTCCTGATCCGCCAGCGGGTGGATATGCCCGCGGATAACTTTGGCGTGGAGTCTCAATACCCGGTTACGTTCCGGACATGGGCGAAGGTTATCCAGACCAGTGCCACCACCTGGCAGGAAACCGCGCAGACCGGGGACGCCATCACCCATTACATCACCATTCGCTACCGCCGGGGGATCACCGCTGATTATGAGGTGGTCTGCGGTGACAGTGTGTACCGGGTGAAACGTCAGCGCGATCTGAACGGGGCGCGGCGCTTTCTGCTGCTGGAGTGTACGGAACTGGGCGAATTTACGCAGAGTCACGGAGGCAGCAATGGCGACTTCCTTTTTTCACGTTGATTTTCAGCAGCCCGCGGAGATGCGCTTTAACCGCGCCCGTGTCCGGCGGGCGTTTGTCACGATTGGTCAGCGTCATATGCGTGATGCCCGTCGGCTGGTGATGCGCCGTGCGCGGTCGGCACCGGGTGAAAACCCCGGTTATCAGACCGGACGCCTGGCACGTTCGATTGGTTATATGGTACCCAGAGCCAGTAAACATCGCCCCGGTTTTATGGCACGTATAGCCCCTAACCAGCGTAATGGTGAGGGAAACCGCCGCATCACCGGTGATTTTTATCCGGCTTTTTTGTTCTATGGCGTGAGGCGAGGGGCAAAGCGTCGTCGCAGCCATCATCGTGGTGCATCCGGTGGCAGCGGCTGGCGGCTGGCTCCACGTAATAACTTTATGGTGGAAACGCTTCAAAAGAACCGCAGCTGGACACGCTATTTTCTGGCGCGGGAATTACGTAAATCACTGAAGCCGGAGCGACGACACAGATGAAACTGACGCCTGTTATTGCTGCGCTGCGTGCCCGCTGCCCGTATTTTGAAAACCGGGTGGCAGGCGCGGCACAGTTCAAAAATCTGCCGGAGGTCGGAAAGCTGAGACTCCCGGCGGCGTATGTGGTACCGGGTGATGATTCTCCGGGAGAAAATAAAAGCCAGACCGACTACTGGCAGGAGCTGAAAGAGGGTTTCTCCGTGGTTGTCATACTGAGTAACGGGCGTGATGAGCGCGGTCAATTTGCCTCGTATGATGTGGTGGACGATGTCCGGCAGATGCTCTTTAAGGCTCTGCTGGGCTGGAACCCGGAGGCGTGCGGTAACCCGATTACCTATGACGGCGGCACGCTGCTGGATATGAATCGTCATGAGCTGATTTATCAGTTCGATTTTTCGGTCATCAGCGAGCTGACTGAAGACGATACCCGCCAGCAGGATGATCTGAACAGTCTGGATGAACTGCAAACGCTGGCGATTGATGTTGATTATCTCGAGCCCGGTAACGGGCCTGACGGCGATATCGAACATCACACCGAAATAACCCTTCCTTCCTGAGGATCCTCATGTTTGTGAAACCTGTTAAAGGGCGGTCAGTGCCTGACCCTGCCCACGGCGACCTTTTGCCCGCCGAAGGGCGAAATGTTGATGAGAACAACTACTGGCTGCGCCGTGAAGCAGCGGGTGATATCCGGCGCGTGAATAAAAAGGTGAACACCGATGACGATAAGCTTTAACACCATTCCGTCGAATACGCTGGTTCCGCTGTTTTATGCGGAAATGGATAACCAGGCTGCGAATACTGCACAGGACAGCGGAGCATCGCTGCTGATTGGTCATGCCAATAACGGTGCAGAGATTGTTGCCAACAGTCTGGTGCTGATGCCGTCGGCAGACTATGCACGCCAGATTTGTGGTGCGGGAAGTCAGCTGGCGCGTATGGTCGAGGCTTATCGCCAGACCGACCCGTTTGGTGAGCTGTATGTGATTGCCGTTCCGGAAGCCACAGGCGCGGCGGCAACGGTTACGCTGACGGTGACCGGGGAAGCAACCGAAAGCGGCACGGTGAATGTCTATGTGGGACGTACCCGCGTGCAGGCTCCGGTGACCAACGGCGATAACGTCACGACGATTGCCAGCAGTATCAAAGATGCCATCAATGCCGTTCCGACTCTGCCGTTTACAGCTTCATCTTCGGCTGGCGTGGTCACACTGACCGCGCGTCATAAGGGGCTTTGCGGGAATGAAATTCCTGTCAGCCTCAATTACTACGGCTTCGGTGGGGGCGAAGTGCTGCCAGCGGGCGTACAGATTGCCGTGGCGACGGGGAACGCCGGAACGGGCGCTCCT